TTACATCCATAATTGACGCTGTCCAGTTGGCAACGGGTGCGGTGGAGCGGGATTAATGTTACTAGGCGTAACTATAAAGCGCTGTACTGACTCCATCGTCACAAATGTACAACTGCAATTTATGTTGGTGCATTGGTGATAGCGTTCTTTAGTATTCTCACTCAAATAGCGGCTTGTGCGCGCATGTGCTGCGTGCTGGCATTTAGGACAGTGGAACATAAAACGCCCTCAATTCACAAATAGTGAATGAATGATACTCACATTTTCACTTTTTGAGAATAGATTAATTAATCCTCCTCAGATACATATTCAACATCTGAAACCTTCACCTCAAGCTCTAAGCCCGTCGTGTAGCCGTTCCCGTTGAGGTTATGCACCACCCGGCTGATTATCCACGCCTGCTCGTCTATCACGCGCTTAAAGCCTTTTACCGCCACCGGCGTTTCAGGAAATAAATCCGCACGGCCATACGCCAGCCAGATTGAAAACTCCGCGACCCCGCGCTGTATTTTGTCCCACTTCGCCTGAGCGGCGCGTATGGCCTGCGCCTTTGTCGCAAAGATGGTCGTGAGCTCCAGCACGTTGTCAGCCTCACCGGCCATATACTCCCCCTCGCGCGCTTCCTGCTCCTTTTTGGCTTTGGTCTTTGCCGTGCTTTTGGTCGCTTTCGGATGCTGTAGCGCGCGCAGGTGCTGCACCTTCGGTTTGCGTTTGAGCTTCACCTTTTGCTTTTGCGGTTTCGGGTCTTTCGTATGCAGCCATTTTGCCGTGACGCCGGTGTACGCCTCGCGGTCAGCGATAGCGAACTGATGCCGGTCGCCGTCGCCGCGCTCGACGGTCATTTGCGGGATGGGCTTGCCGCTGGCCGTCATCGCGCTGCCTGCTTTGAGAAATAATAATTTCCCGGCTTTTACTGCGACAGACGCACCGTTACGCTCCGCCAGCCTGGACAAAAACGCGACGTCGGATTCCTGCGACTGGTCGATGTGCGGCACGGCGATCGCTTTCAGCGTGTCGGCCACGCTGGCCGTCAGTTTGTTACGCTGCGCGATGGTCTCAACTATCCCCCCGAGCGTGGTGTCATGCCATGACTGCTCGCGGCGAGAATTCAGGGTCCCGCGAAAATCGGCACTGCGCCCCCGGATAGTCAGCGTGTCAGGCGCGCCCCGGTGCTCGATTTCATCGACCGTAAAACACCCCTTATTCAGCAGCGCAGAGCCCTGCCAGCCTAACCACAGCGTGAGTTTTGCCCCGCGCGGCGGCAGCTCGACCAGTCCGTCAGTATCATCGAGCTCGATATCGAGCTGGTCAGCTTCAAATCCGCGATTATCGGTCATGGTCAGCCCGATTAACCGGTCACTGAAATTATCAGTGATATCCGAGCCATCGAGCGTGAGCATGTACGCAGGTGCGATGCGTGCCCCGGTCTGCACATTCATTCCCGTTATCATCCCGCCAGCCCTCCGAGCCAGTTACCGGCTGACGTCACCAGATTATCGGCCTGTGTTTTCAGGTCGCCATAAATGGCTGCGAGCGACTCATCGACCCGTTTCAGTGACAGGCTAAACTCAATTTTCCTGGCCGCGCCGTCGCTGAATAATTCGGTGTGCATGTGGGTCACTTTGTCGATGACATACATGCCGTGGATCATGCCCGTTCCGTCAATCAGCGGCCATGCCCTGCCCTCGTCGGCCATCAGTTCGATAGCCATCAGCGACAGGCGACCGCCGGTGATTTCAGGGTATAGCACACCCGACAACGTGCGCGAGGTTTCCCCCTCCCCGAGAAACTGATACGCCGGGGGTTTGCCGATGCGGTCGTTTGACGCCCAGCGGTAATCCTTCGAATACTGCATCGACTGATGCGGCAGCGTGCGGCGCTCAAACACAAATAAACCCAGTACCATTAACATGCGTTAGCCCTCATCCGTCATGGCGCATACTTGAGCGCTGACGCGCCCTTTCTTCCCGGTCGATTTTGTCGACGGCGTCGCGCAGCTGACGGTCAAGGTCAGTACCTGCCCCGACGCTACCCGGCAGATTAATGTTGTATTCCCGCTTGCTCTGGTCGATGTAAGACCGGCCTGCAGGAGCCGTGACTGGCTGATAAGCCTGATAGCCACCATAAGCCGCGGTTGCCGGGATATACCCGCCATTTGGGGTCTTATCCGTTTTCGCCGCGTTCTGGTCGAGGTCGCTCGATTCCTTTTTGATAACCCCGAGCTTTTCCAGCAGCCAGCTCACCTTGCCGCTCAGGCTGTTAAAGATATTAAGCGGAGCCATCAGCGCATCAGCCAGCGCCTGACCAAAGGCCACACCCACATTTTTGCAGCGGTCGAGAGTTTCCTGCGTGGCTTTCACCGGCGCAAGCAGGTCTTTAAACCATTTCCAGACCACGCCCAGCTTTTCGGCAATGACATCAAACACTGGCGCGAGCGGCGCGAACATCTCCCCGACCGGCGCAAAGGCGGCTTTAAGTCCTTCCACGACGCCCGAGAAAAAGGCACTAATCGGCTCCCAGTATTTACGGATGAGCAGCGCCCCCGCCACGACCGCCGCGACCACGGCCACCACCGGCAGACTGATTGCTCCAATCGCCGTGACGATCGCACCGCCGACGGTGCTGAATACCACGCCGAGCACGCCAGCAGCGGCGATAATGGCATTAATCCCCATCACCACCGGCCACGCGACAAGGCCAATCCCGCCCATCACGCCAATGAACGCCAGCGCTCCGCCCACCACCACGCCGATAGTGGTCGCCAGCCCTTTGTTTTTTGTAATCCAGCCGTCAATTTTTAAAACATACTGCGTCGCCGTCTGTGTCAGCTTACGCAGTGAGCCCTCTTGCTGGTCAAACAGGTCTGTCCCGACCGCCTCATAGGCTGATTGAAATTCTTTAAAGTCGCCGCCGAGGTTGTCCTGCATGACCTTAACCAGCTCCTCGGTTTTGCCGTCCGAGGCTTTAAACGCAGCGGTGAGCTGGTCAAGCTTGCCGCTTGAGGCTGCGGCCATCAGCACCGCCGCCGCCGAGCTGGCCTCCTCACCGAAAATGGTTTTCATGTATTCGCCGCGCTGGCTGGTACCGAGATTGTTTTTCTCAAAGCTGCGCTGCATTTCCTTCAGGATGGAAAATATCGGACGCGTATTGCCTTTGCTGTCCGACGTTTTAACGCCGAGCTCTTTGATGGCCTCAAAGGCTTTCCCGGTTGGAGCCTGCAGGCGGTTCAAAATTGCACGGCTACCCGTACCCGCCATTGAGCCGGTGATTTTTGAGTCGTGCAGTGCACCGACCATCGCGGCGGTCTGCTCAATACTGACCCCGGCAGTTTTTGCCACCGGCGCGGCATAGGTTAATGCATCACTCATCCCGTCAAAGTCGGCGGCGGTTTTGTTCATCGTCATCGACAGCACGTCGCCAATGTGCGCGATTTTGTCGTTTGATAGTCCAAATGCCGATTTCATCCCCGTCAACAGGGCGGCGTTTTCCTCCATCGAGCGGCGGTTAGACAGCGCCATATTCAGCGTGACCGGCGTCGCCGCCTGAATTGCCGCAGCATCGCCACCGCTTTTGGCAATGATTATTTGCGCACTGGCCGCATCGTCAGCAGAGGCGGCGGTGTTGTCACCTAGCTGTCGCGCCTGTTTACGCAGCGCCTGCATTTCGGGCGACTGTTTTTCGACACCGAGCACAGCCTGCAACTCGGAATTTTTCTGCGCAAAGTCAAAGCCCGGCATCATCAGTTTGACCCCGGCCACGGTTCCCGTTGTTGCAATACCGACCCCGGCAGCTCCCGCCCCAGCCATGCTACCCGCAAGGGATTTACCGGCCTGATATCGGTCTTTTACCTGGCTAAGTCTGGCCTGTTGCGCACTGACTTTCGCCAGTGCCTCACGCTGGCGGTTGAGTTGCGCGGTTGTCTCGCTGATACGTGATTTAAGCCCCCGTTCATCGTTCGCCAGATTGCGCGTATTAATCCCCGCCGCCCCGAGCTCGCGCTGCTGGCGCTTAATGGACTCGGTCAGACTGTTGTATTTTGTTTGTAGCCCGTCGGCGGCACGCTTCGCCGATTCAAGCACCTGCGCTTGTGCGCGCGTCGGGCGTTCGGTGTTTTTAAACTGTGTGGCAAGGGCTTCAGCTTCCAGCTTCGCTTTCTCAAGCGCATGACCAGTGACAGCAAGCTGCGCGCTGGCTTTTCGAAATCCGTCTATGCGGGATGCCTGCGCATCAAGCTCGCGCAGGGATTTCTGTGAAGTGCGGATATCGCCAGACAGGGATTTGCTGGCGGTCTGGATAGCCTTAAGCGGTCGGCTTGCCCTGTCGACTGCGTTCAGCAACACCTCAAGTCTGACATTATTGCTCATGATGGTTTCCGCTACGTTGCAGCGCCTTGTCGCGCCATGTCAGGAGTTCGGTCACGCTCAGGGTATTCAGCTCTGATGGCGGCCAGTGAAAAATCACTGCGATATCCGCCATCAGGTCATCGACCGACAGGTTTTCAGGGAAGGTTAACGAGCCGAAGCCGGTGACAAAAAACCAATCACCTTACCGGCGAACGACAGCAGATCGGATGCATCGAGGCGGATGATTTCGGGCTCGGTCAGTGCCGGATACGTCATGCGCGGCAGCACCTTAATCAGTGCATCGACATCCGACTGCGCCAGCGCCGCCAACGACACGCCGCGCAGGGTTCCCGCGTTCGGTTTGGATAGTGTGACCTTTTCGATTTTCTGCTCGCCGCGCATCAACGGTGTATCAAGGATCACAATGTTTGGGTTTTCGGTTTCGGTCACTGCAGCTTCGTTAATTTCTTTCATATCTTTCTCTCAGCAATAATATGTGACCGGCCAGCATAACTGACCGGTTCGGGATTACAGGCCAATCGCCCTGCGATGCTCGGCCAGACGGTCAACGCCGTCGACTTTCAGCACCATGTTGATGACGTCAATCTCGATGACTTCTTTGCCGTCAATCGTGAGCTGGTAATAGGCGCACTCGGTCGACATTTTGGTCGTCCCGCTTTCGCCCTGCTTATTCTCGCCGCCGTCGTACTCTTTGTGACGGCCACGCATCACCACCTCAACGGCAGAAATCGCGCCGGTATCGTCTCGCTGATAAGAGCCAGCAAAACGCAGTGGCACACTGTCAGCCCCCGGCGAGGCGTACTGCGCCCACAGCTCGATGTCAGGCAGACCGCCGAGCGTCCACTCTAGCGACAGCGCATCGTCATCGAGGCCGAGGTCAACTGATACCGAGCCCGGCATCCCCCCACCGCGATATTTTTCAAGCTTACGGGTCAGCTTTGGCAGGGTGACGGACTCCACGACGCCCATGTAGCTCAGGCCGTCGTTGAACATGTTCAGATATTTAAGCTTGCGGGGTAATGCCATGTTCTCAGCTCCTTAGCTGTTGACCGCTTCCGACAGGTTCGCCAGATAGGTATCGGTGATGCGCTGGCGCAGGGTCAGGTTTTCCAGCGGCGGGACGGGGGTGTAGTCGTAATCGATATACAGTTTTCCGACTTTCAGTGTCGCGGTATCGTTCGATTCCGGGTCGTACCAGCACGTGCCATCGACGATATAGCCGTTAGTTTTCAGCTCGCGGAATTTGGCATTGATACCGGCGACGATGTCGCGGATAAGCGTCGGGGTAATGGGTTTATCTATCGCCCACGCGTGCGCCTCCGCCATCGTGTCGGCGAGCACCTGCGCCGTGCGGGTGTAGTTCTCAAACAGGAAAAGCGGGTCATCCGAGCAGGTGCGGTTGCCCCAGAACTTAAAGCCGTCATTGCGGATCAGCGTGGTCACACCGGCCTGATTCAGCAGGTTCGCGTCGGTGGCAGGCTCCTGCAAATCCCACGACACCGAAGCGCTGACGCCGGTGACACCATTCACGCCAACGTTTGACAGGGTTTTATGCCAGCCGACCGTCTGGTCGATTTTAGCGCGCAGACCGAGCGCGCGCGCCGTCGCCCAGGCGGTTGAGGTTTCATTCGCCGTGGTATCCCACGCCAGAAAATCAGGGAAGATGACCATCAGCTCGCGCTGGCTGAAATTCTTGCGATAACTGATGGCCTCGGAAATGGTTTTGCAGCCCCACGCGCTGATATACCCAAAGGCGCGCAGGCTCTGACAGGTTGAGGCAAGCGCGGTCGCCACTTCCTGAGAATCCAGCCCCGGCACGCCGAGAATGCGCGGCTTAACGCCGGTGACGGTTTTCGCCGTGAGCAGCGCTTTCAGACCGGTGTATTTGCCGTTCTCATCGGTCGTCCCGATGATGTTGGAAATGGTTTGTTTCTGCGCCGCCTCCGGGTCGTCGGGGTCGTCGACACCTTCGGCCACACGCACGGCCACAATGACCGGTTTGCTCTGGTCAGCGATAGCCTGCAGGGAGGTCGCCAGCGTGCCGGTTTTACCCGCCTTGCCGATAGCACTTTGCACATTGGTAATGAGCACCGGCTCATTCAGGGGAAAGGTTTTCTCGTCAGCATCACTGGCCGTGCAGACCATACCGATAATGGCCGTTGAGACGGTGGAAATAGTGCGGACGCCATCGTTAATCTCGATGACCTCGACGCCGTGATGATAGTCGCTCATCCGTTTAACTCCGTGGTTTAGGGTGCAACCATTTTCTGTTGTGCCCTTTCTCCGCGCACTTCATCACCGTCCGTCTGTCATTCGCACAACAAACAAAAAGCCCTCCGGGTGGAGGGCTCAGGTCATGCGGGTAATTCAGGCCATTCTATCGATGGCGCAGCACTGATATCGAGTCGGTTCAACATCACCCGGTAACGCTTCCAGCGGATGAGCTCGGCCACCTCTTCCCCGGTTGCTATCCCGAGCTCGTCAGCATCCTGCAATGGCGTAACTCTGGCATTCGCTTCCTTCATCAACATGGATCGCGTTTCTTCTGCCCGCGCCATTAACTCTTCAACGGTAGGCTCTGTTGGTTCAACTAAAACAGGGTTTCCTGCTTTATCTGCAGCAATAACTTTTCCAGCAGATTGCCCTTCCAGAAGCGAAAAATACACATCCTCACTGATTTCCACTGCATCAGTCGGAATAGCTTTATTCACCTCATCGCAATAAAAGCCCAGCTCTGATTTCGAAAAATAATAGTTCATTGTTTATCTTCCTAATATCCAATGGCAAACCAGCATAACTGGCGGTCTGTTGCAGCAGTATTTGACAGGGAATATTGTGAAGCCGATTTTATGTATCCCGTCATTGAATTTTCGCCAGCCGTTCGCTCAAGGTTGTTTGATACCGTCAGCGATGCGCAGCCGGTCGGAAACGAAACAGGAAAAGTGAATGCTCTTGTTGTTGCCCCACTGACGCTTTCAAGCCCCCACTGAAAAATCATTCCTGTGCTTGAATCTTTAAACCAGCCACGCGTTCCTTTTGATACCGTGTTGACCTTCTGAAAAGTATTATTTGCCAGTGATTTGGTATAAAACCGGTTATCGAAATTCTCATAGTTTCCCGGCTTAATCTGACCTTTCGCTTCCAGATTCCCGCCACGGGTATCGACAAAGACCGTGACACCTTCACTGCCCGTGAGGGTGCAACAGAATCCGATACCGTTCCATGATTTCAGCATCAGGTTATTACTGGAAAAGCCTGCTGCATCTTCACCCTGATAAACCCCCGTTGCGTTCCGGATTTTCACACCCTCTGAGAAAATGACCTCTTTCTGGAAAGTGCCACCCTTTGACGCTGAAACTGCATCGACTTCATCGGCTGTTGGCGGGTTATTTGAATCGTAGAGCTTAATCCATCCCTGCCACTCGCCGTTCATTTTTGTCCTGTGGCGCAAGGGTTCATCGGGGCGACCTGCACGCCAGCCAATCTGACGACCGGTATTCTGGTTGTACTGGCAATGAATAATCTCAGAAACCTGATTCGCGACCGGGCCGTGAATACCCCCGGCACTCAAATTGAAAAAGCCGTTGTAGTTAATATCATTGGCATCAGACACGTTAACACCGGCAATCGCACCGAGACCAAAATCACCCACCCGCAACACCCGCCCGGCTGTGGTATCTGTGCTGGAGGTGGTGACATCTTTTGTGGCCGCTGTACCCGCATCATCCAGATTCGACGTTTTCAGGCTGATATCTTTGGTGCCGTCAAAACCCACACCTGCAATTTTCCGCGCAGTGTCGAGTTTCTTTGCGGCTTCCGCTGTACCTTTAGCAGGTAACGCGCCGACATCATCGGCGTTGGGTTTGTATCCCTCGTGATAAACAGCCTTATCGTCATACTTCAGCTCGCCAGTATGCTTCAGTTGCAGATACTTACCGGACTTCCCGCTCGCAATAAAAACGTCTGAATTACCGACACCAAACGAGACAGTGCCGATAGCAGTTTTAATACCAAGCCCTCCTGTCAGCCACCCACCCGTTAGTGGCAAACGGTTATTCGCATTATCATTTGCCGCTTTTACGGCTGCAGCTGTCGCGGCGACGATCTCCGACTCGCTGTCCGTCGCGCTGCTTAGCTGGACAATCCCCTTCTGCTTTGTGGTCGCGTCCTGAGCTGTATATTTACCCTTAGCAAGGTCATACGCCGCCTTAACCGCGTTCGGGGTCGCAGCGAGCGCCTCAGACGTGCTGTCGGTCGAACTGCTTAATTGCGTGAAGCCCTTTTCTTTCAGCGTGGCGTCAGGATGGCGGCGCGACTGCTCATGCTCCGCGAGTTTATCGTCGACGTAGTCCTGCGTTGCCATCACCATTGAGGAATCGATCGTCAGTTCGACTGACCCGATATCGCTTACCATGATGACCATGCGCAGCGTCTGCGCGCGGCCTGAGCCCTCCGCGAGTGCAGGCTTATAGCTTTCCGCCATATTGCCGACCGCAATCAGCGCGCCGGTATCATCGTAAAGTCCCATTTCACGCAGCCAGAATCCTCCGGTCTCAGGGGGGATAAGCAGCTCCGCCACGACATAGTTTTTGTGTTTTTTGTCCTGGCTGATTTTATTCAGCGCATGACGCCAGACCTCATTCACAAGCTTTGTCTGGCTGGCGTTCGGCTCGGGCAGTTTGCCCCCGCCATCTCCGACGGCCATCGCCACGAAATTCACTTTCTTCCCGTTCGGAAGGGTCGCCGCCGCCAGTTTTTCCGCACCGGCTTTGGTGATAACGGTTTTATATTTTACTGTCATTGTGCTCTCACTTATCCGGGGTAAACCGTGATGATGTCGCCGTCATAGGTCAGCGCGCCGGTGTACAGATAGCCCGGAATATCCTGAATAATATTCAGACCGATAAGATGGCGACTGGCTGGCTTCGCATCGGCAATCAGCCGCTCCATTTCGTAATACATTTCCTCGGTGATGCCGGTCTCTAACACACCGATATCGAGGCGGAACGTGCCGGGCGGGTCGTTCGTTTCCCACCATTCAGAAACGTTAATCAGATACCCGAGCGGCTCCACCACACGGCGCACCGCCCCAATCGTTCCCTTGTGCGCATGGATAAACCACGCCGCGCGGATCACTTCGCGTTTGGTTTCCTCCGGCCAGCTCTCATCCCAGCGGTCAACCGAGAATGCCCACGCCAGCCACGGCAGCAGATTCGCCGGGCAGGTATCGGCGTTCCACAGACGACGCAGCGGAACGGGGGTGTTTTCGATATCCGCGCAGGCACGCGCCGCCGCCACCTCAAGCGCCGACGAGCCGACCGGCAACATACGCGCATTACTCATCGTTACCCCCGACTTTCACGCTGTACGCGGTGCAGTGTGACGCCTGCGTCTCATCGAGCACGATGTCGGCCATGGGTGCAGCCAGTTCGACGCGCTGGACACCTTCGACGTGAAGCGCGGCGTAAATGGCAGATTTGCGGATATCCCGCCCGAGCCGGTGCTGCGCGCTGATATAGGTCTGCAGCTTCGCTTTTGCCGCACTGAGCACCGGCTCGCTTTCGGGACCGGGGTAGAGATAAAGCGCGGCGTCGATGGTGTAATCGACAATCTTTGCTGACTGGACGGTTACGCGGTCAGCGACCGGCCTCACGTCCTCATCATTCAGCGCCGCACGCACCACGGCGAGCAGCTCAGCGGACGCCGCGCCGTTATTCTCGCGGGACAGGACCGACACGGTCACGCACGCCGGTTCAGGACTGATAACCGAAATATCGGCGACCCGCCCGTCAGCGCTGCGGCCATGAAACTGATATGCACCGGTTGAGCCTGCGGTACTCAGCCCCTCCGGTGCCTGCTGGATGCGCAGACGATAGTCGGTGTCCGATTCCATCTCGGCAGGTGTCGGCGGCAGCGTTGTCTCATCGGCTGGCGTAATCACCAGTCGCCCGACGCTGGAGTTTGCCCCTATCTGGTCGAGGTCAGCCCCGGCGGCATACGCCAGCATGACCGCGCGAGCGGCTTCATTGACGCGCTGTCGCCATATCACTTCCCGATAAGCGCTTTCCTGCAACTGCTTAACAATCGGCTCAGATTCAAGCGTCAGCGTGCGCGCGACCGCGTCCTGCTGGTCTTCGGGGTAAAGCGAGACGAACGTCGCTTTGCGTTCTGCGAGGATAGTTTCATAGTCCAGTTCTTCCACGACATCAGGCGCGGTGAGCTGGCTCAGGTCAACAATGGCCATAGCGTTTAACTCAGTGGAATGGTGAAGGAAAATGGCTGGTTTAAGGTCGAGCGGGTCCCGGTAATATCGACATACAGCGCCCCGTCAGTCTCCCCGCGTTCAAAGGTAATGGTCGACAGGGTGACGCGCGGCTCCCACTTCTGGATAGCGGAGTAACACGCGGCCATAATCTGCAGGCGAAGTGCCGGGCTCTGCGGCTGGTCAATCAGCGCCGACAGCAGCGAGCCGTATTCACGGCGCATGACGCGCGAGCCAACCGGCGTGACCAGAATATCGCGCACGCTTTGCCTGATATGGTCGGCCTCAGAAATACTGAGCCCGGTCTGGCTGTTCATACCGAGATAACGCACCGTCATTTTGTGTCCACCGTTCTGTCATCGCCGCGTTTCACGCCGCCGTGGTCGTGGTCATCCGCCTGCACGCCGTTGGAAGTAAATTTCCCGCCGGTGTGCGTGATATTCCCTTTCATCGTTCCGCCCTTCTGCACTTCGAGCGTGCCGGTGATGAGCTTGTTGGTGCAGACCACTTCGGGTGTATCGAGCGTGATGCGGGTTTCTGCTTTCACCAGCACCACCGGCACGGTGGCCGTAATGGAATCTGACGCGGTGACGTCAGCGGTTTTGATACCGGACACGGTGAGCGCACCGCTTTCGGGCTCGTACTCGATAACCGCCCCGTCAGGAAAGGCAACATGAAAGGCATCGGGCGAGGCTGACGGCGCGGGATGGTCATCCGAGAAAATGCCCGGCAGCACAAAGGCGGTGTCGAGCTCGCCGCCGATAGCCAGTAAAAGCACCTGCTCACCGACCGATGGAGCCCACCACACCCGCGAGCGACCGGCGCGACAGGTTAGCCAGTTCAGCCAGGTGGTTTGCATCCCGCCGGTCTGGACACGACAAAGCCCCTCGTCGAGGTTGATGTCGGTCACGATGCCGGTGCGGATGAGGTTTCGGATCGCGCGTGCGATGTCCTGCAGAGAATTTAAATTATTCATGGGGAAAGGATGCCGCCGGGCAGCGTCAGCGGCAATCGAGCGGGGTTTTATGGTCGATGGGACAACAATCAGCGATTCAGATGTTTATTTACCAGCTCCTCGACGAGCTGTTTATCTGCCTGGCTAAATCCGAGTAGCTGACGCTCTGCATACTGCACATCCTGAGCGTGTGCATTTGGGCGGTCTTTCAGGCCGTACTGATGAATCTGCGCAATGCGCTGCACTTTGCCGGTAAATTCCACCACAGCACGGTTTTCACGACCACTGGCTTTCATGTACCGACTCGTGCGCAGCTTCTGAAACATCGCCCTTTTTATACGGCCTTTCTTTTCCCTGAGCGGCTGGCGCTTTCTGGCCTGATACGGCGTGCCATCGGGCGCTATTTGTAGTTTGATACGTTGCTGTTGCGCCTTGCGCAGTTCCTTCGCTATCTCAGCAGCAAGTTTGCGCCGTCCCGCCGGTGACAGCGCACCAATCAGCCCGGCCAGCTTATCGTCAAAGGGTTTAAAGTCACTCATCCCATTTGCTCACCAGCTCGCCATTGATATACAGCTCAGTCGGTCGCGTCACCGGCTCGGGCAATGGCGGCTCAGGTGCATAGCTGACGTGCAGCGCGCCGTTTTCATCCCTGACGAGCGTACGCTCGGTGAGCTGCAGGCTGATACTGATATCGACGTTGTCGCCGTCGTTCAAATCCATCTGGAAACGATAGCCCTTTTTGCGCCCTTCATCGAGGGTGCAGATATCCGGCTGATTCTCTCGCAGCCATGCGGCCACCGGGACAAAAATTAAATCCGGGTCGCCCACAAAATCACACACGATCACATTCAGGGTGTATATCTTTTCGTGCGACAGCGAGGCCGCGAGACGCGCATCAATGTTCCCCTCATCGGCAAAGATGCGCATCATTTCGGGGTTTGTTTTTAACTGCGGTACGGCGTCAGTGAGCGCCTTGCGCAGGCTTTTCATTTTCTGCATCGATTTTGTCCTGACAGTCTTTGATGGTCTCGACCTTGAGCGCGCAGGCGGTGAGCGCACTCTCAAGCCTGCGGATATCGGCACTCAAATCGCCGTTAGTTCCGGGTTCGCTTCCCGGCATCGGGCAAAGGCTCACTTTCGGGCAGTTGTTGTAAACAATGACCGGCGGAGGCGCAGGCCTTTCGGGTGTGCAACCGGCGCACAGCATCAGGCAACTCAGCACGATACCAGCGGCGCAAATCCTCGTTTTCATTTATCAGCCTTGTAATGGTTTGTTCTCGTCTCGCCGCCAGCTCACCGGCGGCGTTCAGTTCATCACTGAGCCTGACCTGCGCGGTTTCGTTCGTCCTGGCGATGCGTTGTGACACGGCAAGCTGATTTTTCAGCATTCCGATTGTCGTTTTTTGTTCGATGCCGACCTTATTCGCTTTATCAAACGAGCGCCTTAGATTGCCGTTCTCATGCCTTAACCACAGCACCGCCGCCAGCGCCATACTGGCGGCAACCAACATCACAAAGATTCTGGACACAGGCCAGCCTCCCTGATGCGCTCACGGTATATACGGCGGATCACGTTAAATATCAGGACACACAGGGAATAAACCAGCGACAGGAATACCCACCCGGCAAACAGCAGACACAGCACGATCCCGACAAGCAGAATCAATGACCACACCCGACGCCAGCGCGGGACAGTTTTGCCAATCAGCGCGCGGAATAGCGCTATGTGCTTTGGCTTACGTGACGAATCCAAAAAGCTCGCGAACCAGTCCTCATAACTGATGACCATCAGCAGGCTTGCAACACCCAAAACCACACAGCCAAAAGCCGCCCACGCCGCAATAAAGTTCACGGCAACACTTGCCGGGTTAGTCAGGCCCAGCACAAGCAGGATCGCAATCACGACATTCAGCATCAGAGAACATAAAAACTTATTCATTGAGAAACCCCTTTCAGACAATAAGCACGCTCACGCGCGCGTCGATTTTCCAGCCCTTTGTTGATAGCGCCATTCACGTACACCCAGCGGGGGAGCTGGTCGCACACTTGCCACCATTGATGACGCTTGATATACGCGACCATTGTCGAGCGACAGGCTGCGCCGGTTCCGACGTTGAAGGCAAAACTCACCAGCGCGTCATACACCTGCGGCGGCATTTCCACCGGCACGCAAACGGCGAGACGCTTCTCAACGTTCAGCACATCCGCGACAAGGTTTGCCGCCGCCTGTCGCTCGGTGATTTCCCCTTTCGGCGTGACACCGGCAGTGTGGCCAATCCCTGACGTCCACACTCCCGCGCTGCACTGGTAAGGTGTCAGGCGACATCCTTCAAGGTCAGCGAGTAACGCCAGCCCCTCGGGCGAGGTGTTCAGCAGACGAAAGTCAGGCATCAGTGCTGCCAACGCCAGCACGGCGGCCACACTGCATCTTTTAATGATTGAGCTCACGAATAGCCCCCTTATCGAGTCCGAGGGATGTCAGGTAGAGGTATGTCTTGCGCTTGAACCAGTAATTCGTCAGCGCGGTAAAAATGGCGCAGCCACCACCGACATAGAGCGCCAGCTTTTCGGGTGACATCGCCCCGAAATACGCCACCCCCACGGCCAGCCAGTAGGCGACAAACGTCGTGATTTTTTCCATGCTCAGTCCCATAGATTCACCGTCTCGGTTTTCGGGGCGCTGTCGGTCTCGGCCAGCTCTATCGCCGTACCGTGCGGCAGAATGACGCCCAGCTCCGACAGCCCCGGATTCGACTGCAGCACCGTCTCGACCACGCCCCCGGTGCGCCCGTAATAGCGCGCACAAATCGCGTCGAGGGTGTCGCCCTGCATCGCGTACACCCTCATCAGATTTGCCCCACAATGCAGCGCGCTTTGTCCTGGATGCGCGCCACTGACCAGCGCATGTCCCGCCACATCTCATCGATAGTGCTATCGATGCTGTCGGCCTTTTTGTCGCCCTTACTGGTCGCATCCACACCGCGATAACGCTCGTAAAGCGTGGCGGTCGTCATCGCGCACACGGCGTTGAAGTAGTGGAAACAGCGTACGCTTTCGCCGTCGAGCTCGTCGGTTGGGACATCCGCAAGCGTGGCGTGACCGGCGTCGAGCTGGCGGTCGCGCCAGTCGCGCAGCTCCGCATTGGTTTCCGCGATGGCGGTCTTAATTGCCCGGCGCAGGCGCACAGGGGAAACGGTCTGCTCAAGGCGCATTTCTTCGCGCACACGCTTCGGGTCTACATCAGGGAAAAAGCCCGTATTTTTAATCACCGGCTCGCTCACGCCCGGCGGCGGTATCACCACGCCCGGCACGTCCTGCGGCGTTGTTTTGGGCTCAATAATCAGTGTCGTCATGACAACCTCGGAAAATAGGTGGGCGGTGGACGCCGGTCGCAGAGAGGGTATTCAATACCCGCGTTGACCAGCGTGCCGCCCGGCTCGGGGAGCGTTCGGTTAACCTGCGGTTTTTGCCGCTTTAGGAGGACGTCCGCGCCGTGCCGCCGGTTTAGCGGCAGGTTTGCGCGTGCGTGGTTTAGTCGTTTTGGGCGCGGGCTCTGGCTTCGGTTTTAGCTGGCGCTCAAGCTGTTCGATATCCTTTTTCACGCCGATTGTTCGCTCTAACTGGATCGCACGCTGCAGGTGCGCCAATGCCTCGGGCAGTTTCCCTGCGTCACGCAGCACGTAACCGGTGATTTTGTGCAGCTTCGCTCGCACGATGTCAGGCATATCTGCACGCTCAGTCAGCGCGAGGGTATCGAGCAGCAGCGCCAGCTCAGGTGACTGTCTGGCGTCACTCAGACGCTGTGCGGCAAGCGCTACTTCCTCGGCCAGCAGGCATGGCGTCGGACGGCGACCGATCGGCATCGTCAGGCCATAGGTCATGGCGTAACGGGCGATTTCCAGCGCACCGGCGATGTCATTTGCATCGAGACGCCAGAGCATGACAGTCATAACAATGTCATCCTGTGCGCCTTTGCCATTGACAAGGACACCCGCCACCCACGGCAGATAGAACGGCAGCAGCTCACGCTTTTTCGCGGCTTTCTGCTCTTTAGAACTTATTTGTCTCAGTGTGCGATTGTCTGCGGCCAGCTTAACGAGCATCTGCTCATAAGCAGTTGCATTGCGCAGCGGAGCAGCACCCCGCCGCGCAGTTTCAGAGGCCGAGACCCGCATCATGTGACGCGCTGCGGGACTCATCATGGCTTACTCTCCGCCTTCGTTATCCACAGGCACGGAAGCGCTTTCCGGTTCTGCAGGTGGAGTGAAATCACCGAGATTGATGTTTTCTATCAGGCACCCGGCGGCGTAAGCCTCGACCACATAATCGACATTCATCGACTCATAGTTTTCGATGCGGTCTTTCTTCGGCTCTTCGATGATGGCTCGGCGGTGCGCGTCATCCATGAAGTAAATCGACAGGTTGTCGAGGCGCGTCACCATCAGCGCGTTAGCCGGGAAGTAAGGCACGCGCACGGCTGGCAGGTTGCCGATGCGTTTTTGGCTAATGATGATGTCAGCGGCCAGTGACTCGCTGTTTTCCTGCGTCTTGTTGACGATCGGGAAATATTTATCCGCCATCAGCTTACGACCGGTGATGACGACCAGCTCCGGGTCATCCTGGTAAATCTCGTCAATCAGCTCGCCTGTTGTATCCATGACCAGTGCATCAAGATTTTCATAATCACCGTTTTTACCCACGCGGATCACATCAGAAATAACCTTGCCGTCATCATCAGTGATTTTTGACATCACGCGCGCTGGTGCTTCATTGCGGTACTTCTGCAGCCAGCCCACGGCGACATCCTGCAGCATCGGGTTCTTTGCACGGTCAGACGTGTCTGCGCGCGTGATGCCGTTGAAACCGGCCATGATGAAATCGAGCGACTGACGCTTGATGATCGCGTCACGGATACGGGTCTGAAAGTCCTGGAATCGCGCCCACAGGTCGAGCTGTTTGTAACGGATATGGAAATCAAAGTTGATTTGCGCACATTCGTATTTGTTGGATTCCAGCGCCGTGAAATCGGCGGTCTTACGCTC